ACTATATTTGTTCCAGGTGCCCAGATGTTTACTCTAGATCCTTTGCTGCTAGATGATGCTGTTCTATCTTTGTATACACCTTCGTCGTCAAAAACATTTATATCAATATTTCCAACAATAAATGCATCGTCCGAATGCGGACTAGAACCTCGATGATAATATCTACCAGTTGCCCCGTAAACAACTTCGTTATCGAAATCTATACTTCCACTTATATCACCTTTAAAATAATCATTACCTGATGCAATAAAGACATGTACACCAGCTGAAATAAGTTCCTCTACGTCTGTATCAACTGATGCTACTCTAGCAGGAAAACTTCTTGTTATAGCTGATAACGGAACTACAATTCCTGTCCCGGCCCACAGAGCAGTATTATCAGTGTAATCTACGCCCCAGGTCCAGCCTGTTCCTCTATAAGTTCCGCTTGTAGGATTTCCTGATATTTCACTAAGAAATCCCCAACTCATATTTACTATTGTAGGTCGTTTATATCCTGTAATCGGATCAACAGGTTTGTTATTATGCCATTCTTTAATAACATCAAAACAATCTGATACTGGTGTTCCTGTACCCGAATCTCCTGGTCCTTCAAGGCCTGAAATCTTCATCGAATAAATTCTAGATTCTTTACTAAACCCATATGTTTTTCCTGCAACAATACTTGCACACATGGTTCCGTGTCCGTCAAAGTCTCTATGATAACTTGCACTCTGTGTTCCTGGTAACCCAGATGCTGTATACCAATCTATATATTGATATCGATTGTTTCCTTGACTGTCTTGAAAATCAGGATGTGTTGGTTCTATTCCACTATCTTGAACAACAACATCAACACCTCTTCCTTGCAATGCATAATCATAATTTGTTGAAGTTGAGGCAGAATTTTTATATAAGTTTTCCTGTATGATTGATCTTTTTAACCCCCAATTTACATATTGGTCATTATCAAGTGTTGTTGGTTTTGTAAAATTTGCAAACTGTGTTGATAGTTTTCCTATTTTTATATCTGTTCTCTGATCTGGTGGAATTTCAACAGCTAGTATTCTCGGATCAGATTGTAATGCAGATGCTTCTTGGTCAGTGAGCATAAAATGAGTTTGTCTAAGACTTCCTGGTCGTGCATTAGCTATGTCAACACTTCTATTAGGAATAGGTCCATCGCCGGAAGTTGCAGTAAGTTCTGCTTCAACTTCTGCTAAATTTACACCTTTATTTACAATTACAGTATATTCTTTTTCACTCATATTATACTAAATTTACCCAACTGCCGTTTTCGTAACCTTGAAATTTGTTATCAGTTGTGTTGTAAATTATATCTCCGTTTTGCGGTGCTAGAGCATTCCTTGTAGTTGTTGTAAAACTTGCCATGCGCAGTGGCGAATTTTGTAATATAATACCATCTGGTGCAGTTATTGTTAGTGTACTTGCACTATCTAGCTTTGGCAATCCTGTACCGTTAGTAACAAAGGATTTTGCATAAGCATAGTTACTAACAGTTAGATCATTTTCAACTGTTAAGTCACTGTTCATTGTAACTGCTGGTGTAATTGTTATAATACTGCTGTCATCTGTTGTTATATTTGATGCTGCTAGAGTGAAGTTACCAGTGCCGCCGCCGGCAGCATCTTCAAATGTAAATATGCCGGCACCATCAGTTGTAAGAACTTGTCCTACTGTGCCGTCTGTTATTCCTAAATCTGTTAAAGTATTAACAGTTGGATAAACTGGTTGTACCCATTGATTACTGTCATCATCCTCTACATATACATATAATTTTGCACTAGTACTGTCAAACCATATAGATCCATTAGTTGGTTCTTCGGGCACTGCATCTGACACACTTATACTTGTGTCGCCGCCGCCTGTTCCTGGCTGCGCAGCTGTAATAGTATTACCCATTCCGGTGTGACTAGTACACCAGTAATATAATGTTTCTGGAGTACTGCTAGTAATTGTAATTTGAACACTACGCTGTGTTGCACCTGCAAAACCTTGTATATATTCTGCCTTTGTAACAGGATCGTTATCTAATTTATAGATAACTTTTGTAGTGTATGAAGTTCCGGCACCAAGTTCTCCATTTAGATTATCAGCACTAAAACTTAATGGATGAATGTTTGCTGTTCCACCAATGCTATTAGGAAAATATTCATTAGTTGGTTCATCTTGATTAAAGATATAAGTATATCCTACTACTAACGATAATGTAGGTTTGTACACACCGTCAATAAAATATTTGTTGCCTGCTTCTAAACCATCAGGATCAACTCCTACAGTTACAATATATTCTACAATTCCTACTCCACTTGAAATAAGTTCTTGTGATATATTACCAGAAGTTAATACAGTGTACCCTCCGGCTAATTTGCCAGAGTATAATCTTAAAGTATTTGATTGCTTGTCAAAGAATACTTCTCCGCTATTACCGACATTTCTATCAAGAAAATCATCCGGTCTTGGAATAATCCGTATTCTGTCTACAATTGGTGCTTGATTTGCCATTATAAAACTTCCTTCACAATATATTTATGCTTATTGTGAAGGAGTGTGTTTTACTGATCGTACTGAGGTGCTAAACTTCTTTCGCCTGCACTAGGAGCTGGTCCAATCACACTCAAATCTTCTTCATCATTGTCTTCGTAAATTGCACAATCTGTTATTAGTAGTAGTCCTGCAATACTAGAAGCATTTTTTATTGCTTTTTGCACCACAGTTACAGGGTCAATAATTCCTATGTCAAACATGTTTCCGTATTCGCCTGTGGCTGCATCATAGCCAAACTCTGCATTACCTTTAGATACTTCGTTAGCAACTACATCAGGACTATCACCTGCATTGTATACAATTTGTTTTAATGGCTCTTCTAATGCTTTTAATACAACTTGTATTCCAGCATCCTGTTCTGAGTTTGCACCTTTAAGTGATTTGAGCTTACTCATAACTCTAATTAATGCAACGCCGCCTCCGGGTACAATACCATCTTTTAATGCTGCTTTAGTAGCATGAAGTGCATCGTCAATTCTATCTTCTTTTTCTCGTAGTTCAATCTTTGTAGCAGATCCTACTCTAATAATACTCACTGCTCCGGTTAAGTTAGAAATGCGTTTTTGTTGTCCTTTATCTGTAAAGACATCGTCGCCTCTTGGGGCATCAATGTAGTGTTCAATTTTGTCTTTAATATATTGAGCAATCACACCCTTGTCACCGTGTCCTCCGATAATCGTAACTTGGCTATCTGTAATTTCTACACGATTTGCTTGGCCACAATCTTCTATTTCTGCTGTTTCAACTTTTTTACCTGTTTGATCAGAAATAACTTTACCACCAGTTAGTACAGCAATATCTTCACAGTATTTGGTGCGCATTTTACCCTTCCAATCCGGTGGTTTAACAGCACAACAACTAATAGAACCATTTAATGTATTAATTACAAGTGTTGCTAATACATCTGTTTCAACTTCTTCGGCCATAATTAAGAATGGTCGTTTTGTAGCGACTAGTTTTTCTAATATAGGAAGAATGTCATTCATATTTAAAATCGGTCTGTCGCAAATAAGAATGTAAGGATTTTCTAAAACACATTTTTGTTTTGGTGCATTCACAAACTGCGGCGACAAATAACCATGTTCATATTGAAAACCATTAACTTTCACTAATTCATCTTCGTAAGACATGCCAGGCTCAACTGAAACTAATGATTGATAAGAAGGTTCATCGCCACCAAGTGCTTCTGCAATTAGTTTTCCTAGTTTTTCATCATTATTTGTAGCGATAGATGCAACTGATTCAACTGTGTCTCTATCTTCACATTTCTTTGCATCTTCATTTAAAACTTTTAATACTTCGTCAACAGCAAGATCGATTCCTCTTTTTAAATTAATACCACTAATACCAGCTGTTAGAAATTTTTGTCCTTCATTAATCATTTTTTGTGCAAGAAGTGTTGCTGTTGTTGTACCGTCGCCAATGTCATCAAAAGTTTGACTAGCAGCCATTTTAATCATTCTTACACCTGTATCTTGCAACTTGTCTTTTAGCCAAATTTCTCGTGCAACTGTTACACCATCTTTAGTAACATGAGGAGGACCAAATGTTCTTTGAATAATAACATTTCTTCCCTTAGGACCTAGTGTAACTTTAACAGCATCTGCTAGGATGTTTACACCTTCGATAATTTTTTTGCGACCTTCGTCACCGTTAGCTACTATTCTTGGTATAATTTTACCCATGTTGCGTGTCTCCTTTAAGTTTACCTAATACTTCGTGTTCCTCAAGAATAAGAAATTCTTCAGAATTTATTTTAATTTGGTGTCCAGCATATTTTGGATAAACTACAGTGTCACCGGTTTCAACCACCATCGGCATAACTTTACCATCATCATTAATCTTGCCCGGACCTACAGAAATAACCTTACCTTTAGTAGGTCTTTCTTTAGTGTCATCAGAAAGAACAAGACCGGATTTTGTTTTATTTTCGTCTTCGATTTTTTGTACGAGAATTCTATCTCGTATAGGTACAAATTCTTGCATGTTATCTTCTCCTTAGTAACGACATTTGCAAGATATTTATATACGCAGATAAAATTTATTAAAAGATTTGGTATTATTCTGGCTTAGTTGGCCAAACAGGATCCCACGGGTATCTAGTTTGGGTTGTGATATTACGGAGTGCAGTTCTGTATGTTGTCCACTCTGCTCTCTTTGCTACAGTCATTGTTGCAGATATATCAGGAAGTCCTGTATAGTCAGATTCTAAAAGTAATTGATTACGCTTTGATTTAACTGCTTCTTCTAACTCAGACTGGGTTTTTGGCATTGTGATATAATGGTCGCCAGTTCCATGATGTAATTCGCCATAATCACCATTTTGTAATTTGTTGTAAAGTTCTACAGATAGTGGTTCGCTAGAATCTGGGCTTGCATAATATTCACAAAAGTTTTCACAATCTCTAAATTGTACTTGACACCAAACTTCTTCAACACCCATAACATAACAAGCGTTTTGTACCGCTACAACATCGCTTATTGAAACATTTTTAATAGCCATTCTGACTCCTCACTTATTACATATGTATTTATACAATTTGATTCAAATCTTTATATCCTAAATTTGGTCTTTTATCGTAAATCCATTCAGGATAAAACGGCCCATCTTTATCAATATAATGAAAAAATCCTTGTATGTGATAACTATTTATACCCGCTTCAAATTTATCTCTCCAGTGTTCTATATCTACACCTCTATAGATTAAAATATCTCCCGGAGTTTGTTCAATCATTATTCCAGGATTATTTGCACTTACAAAATTACCCAATGACGTAGTTCCGTAAGAATCTTTATCAACATACATACCCCAATTATAATCAGTATCTGTGTTGTTGTAATTGAATGAAAAACAGGCTGTTGTGCTTATTTCACAACTTTCTCTATCTTTATGTCTTTCTAGTTCTTGTCCAGGGCGATATACTCTGTAGTAACTGTAAGTAGGACACAACCTTAAACCAGTATTTGCTTCCATATGGGGTAGTAAAAAATATAACATTGTTTCCATTAATGTGTCTGCATATACTGAATGAGAAAACGGAACCTGTCCATCTGCTTCCTCGGGTTCAAAACTGTTTTCTTCTTTCATTAAACAATATTTAGATACTACACTACAGATATCTTTTGGAATAATTTGTTTACAATCAACATACATATTTTGTTTAAATAGTTCTTCGTTTGTCATCTAAATGGGTATCCTAAATTCCAGGCAACTAAGCTATACCGGGTTCCTTTTGTTACAGGAGTAACTTGATGATGAATATGTGAAGGAAAAACTATCACAGAGCCCTGTGGCCTTATTTCTTTGCAAGTATGATATCTCTTATCTGCATGAGGGCCAAAATCAAATCTTAAATTGCCGCCTTTATATTCTTCTGGTCGGTTTAAACTAATTGTTACACTTAATTTTCTAACTTTTCCGATTAGATTATCGTTTGTGCTTGCTAGATTATCTTCTGTTAGAGGATTTCCAAATGTATCTACCATCGGAGTACCGTCAGATTTTAATTTGAACTTATCAGTGTCAGGATCAAACTTTCGATATGGTTTTGAACCCATATCAACATGCCATCCGTAAAATTGTCCAGGACCATATTTAGTAAATTGGAATTCTTCAGTATAATCCCAATCAAAATTCCAATTTGCATTTTTGTTTGCTTCGGCTACAAACGCCTGGACCATGTCATAAAGATAAGGATCGCTTAACCATGTAATATTAGAATCTCTTACATATGCTTTTTCGGGTTCGATTCCTTTTTTCTTTAATCCTTCCATAGTTAGATCATTGGCTGCAACATCAAATCCTTCTGATTTATGTTGCCAACCTCCAGTTGTAGCTGTAGAAACTTCTTTGCCAAATGCTTTTTCTTGTTCGTGCATTTTAGCTAATCCTGCTTCTATAATTGCATCACACACTTCAGGTTTGATAGCAGATTCAAAGTACCAATAATCGTAATCTAGTATCACTTAAACAACGCTCCGTGTACATGGCCGATAATAATTTTCATCTCACCTTTTGTAACTTTATTGATTTTAAAAGGTACAAATGCCGGAAAAATTAATATTTTACCGATATTTTTGATATTATGGTCGCTAGTATCAGTGTTTAAAAATTCAATATCACCACCTTCGTATTCTGTTTCATCTGATAAATTAACAATCCAGGTCATTTTTCTTGTTGGTGCAAGTAGATTAACATCAATATGCCAATCATAATAACAATTTTCAGTGTATTTGTACACCTGAGGGAAATCTTGATCGATTATTCCTAACAAATCAAAGTTATAAATTTGATCGTTAGCTGACTTAGTTACATCTCTAATCTTATCAAAAGGAAATCCAGTTACATCTCCTCTTAATTTTTGTCTAAAACCTTCGTGTAATTTTGTATCACCGTGAACTTTTATAGGCATCCACAGTTCATCTATTGTATTTTCTTCTATAAGTCTGCATTCTTCTTTTGTAAAAACATCACTAAAGTTTACAGAAGTTATTTGCAAACTAGGTTCAATTTTTTCTGGCATGTCTTGTTCAGATCTTTGCTCTGCTAAATCTGTAAAGCCGGCACTATTTTCAGGTCCATTCATATTTTTCCTCCTGTTGAAGTACAATTACTTATCTTAGTAGTTAACAGAGTTATATTTTTTCTGAACCGTATTTACTTTTGAGATATATTCCAAAAGTTAAATATACATGATTAGGATAGAACATGATGTTACCAGAAGATGCAACATATAGTCAAATACTATTAACTGAAGAAGAACAAGCAATTATCGAAAACGATATTCTTGGATACTATTTTCCTTGGTTTTATATTAGCAAACAAACAACTTACATATATCAGGACCATGTTCCTAAAGAAATACGCGATGGCGAATATGTCAATGGGCCTTTTTTAAGTCATTCATTATTACGCAGGACCGAAGAAGAACATATAAAACATACAGAACGACATATAAATGATTATAGTGAAGGATACTATGAATTTTTTATAGGAATCTTTCATCGTTGGATGAAAGCAAACAATAAAGAATATAAAAATATCTTTAGAGCTAATCTTAATTGTAATTGGTACAATGGTGATGATGCTGTAACAGTTCCACACGAAGATCATACATGGCCTCACCATAATTGGTTGTTGTATCTTACAGATAATCCTGGAGCACCAACTCTTATTTGGCACAACGATAAATGGTTAGAACTACCTGCAGAAAAATTTATGGTTTCAGATTTTAAAGGATGTTACCACGCACACAAATATCCTAAAGTAGGTGAAAGACGAGTTGTAGTAGTAATTACCTATGTCTAATTTAGATTTTAATTCAATAGATCAAACAATTATAATGCACATGAAGGAAGAAATTCCTAAAAACATCTGCAACAATATATCTAAACAGATTTTAAAGTACAAAGACAGTGACAATAAAAACACCGATGCTAAAATGATTAAGAACAGCAATTTTGGTTGCTGGCGCGGAAAGCCCCATTTACATAATGGATTTGACGAAGAAACGTCTAAATACTTAATGAATAAAATATTAGAAGTATCAAATTTATACATGCAATCATTGCCTCAACCTACAAATTTAAACATGCAACAAGTACATGTTACTAAGCAATGGAATGTAAATGCTTGGTTTAACGCAAATGACAAAGGCGCGGAAAACAGAGAACATGCGCATACCGGAAATTTAAATTTAGTAAGTGGTGTTTTTTACTTCCAAGGTACAGGAACTGGATTCATAGAATTTATTCCACAACACTATATGTATAGAACAACACATGTTGCTTGGCCTTACCATGGTACTTCGTATTATGAACCCAATGACGGTGACATTTTATTGTTTCCTAGTCATTTAGTACACAAAGTTCATAGTAATCCTATCGACAGGCAGAGAATTAATATGGCATTTAATGCAGGATTAAGTTTAGAGGAGTTTTAATGAAGATTGTAATTGTAGGTGGTGGTACAGCAGGATGGATCACAGCATTGATTGCTAGTGCAAGGCATCCTGATCACGAAATTACTGTTATTGAAAGTAGTAAAATAGGAGTAGTCGGTGTAGGTGAAAGTACTACAGGACATTTTACTGATGTACTAGTTAACTGGGCTACAAATTACGGATGTGATCAAAACGAATTTATTAAAGAAACCGGTGCAACATTAAAATATGCTATAAAGCATAAGGGGTGGACAAATAATATAGACGATTATTATATAGGCCCTATTGATGGCACACATACCACTAGTGCGACTCCCGATTGTTTATTTAATTTTGGATTAGACAAACTACAAAGAAAAGAAATGTTAAATCTTTCTCGTTGTGGTTATTGGATTTACAACGAATTAAGTAATTTTAATAAATTTAAAAAAGAATTTATAGACAATCATCATGCATATCACATAGACGCACACCTTGCAGGGCAATATTTTAAAAAAGTTGCGCTTCGTCGACTTAACACTAAACACATTGATACCGAAGTACTAGATGTAAAACTCAATGATAAGGGATTTGTGAAAAGTTTGGTGTTATCTAACCAACAAATATTAGACGGTGATTTTTTTATTGATTGTTCAGGATTTAATCGTGTGGTAATGAAACATCTTCCTAGTAAATGGGTAAGTTTCCAAGACAACTTGCCTCTAAACACAGGGTTGCCGTTTCATTTAAAATACAAAGAAGGCGAAGTTCCAGAACCATATACAACTGCCTGGGCGCAAAAAGCAGGTTGGATGTGGCAGATACCTCTAATGGATCGCAAAGGATGCGGATATGTTTATTGCGATGCTTATACAACTCCTGACAAAGCCCAAGAAGAAATAGAAACAATACTAGGACAAGAAATAGATCCTATCAGAGTAATAAAATTTGATTCAGGGCGGCAAGAAAGTGCTTGGATTAAAAATTGTGTTACTATCGGACTTAGTAGTGCCTTTTTAGAACCGTTGGAAGCAACTAGTATTCATTCAACTATTGTACAAGCTAATAATTTATTCTTTGAATATGTAAAACCTACTATCGAACAAACTATAAATGAAGGAAGTATGGCAATATATAACAAACGAACAAGAAAATTATACGATGACATTAAAGATTTTCTAGTATTGCACTACATGGGTGGCCGAGACGACAGCGAATTTTGGAAATATATTAAAACCGGAGTAACTCAAACCGAGTTTGTAAAAGAATTATTAGAAATGGCAAAATATAGGACACCGACATTTAACGATTTCCCTCATTACCAAGGTAGTGCTGGTTGGCCGTTGTACAGTTATGTTATGGAAGGTATAAATGTTCTTAACAAAGATATTGCTAGTTCAGAAATAGATTTTAGCTTGCCGGAGGGTAATTTATATGAGCTAACACAACATAGTCATTATGAACTTAAAAATCATTGGGCAAATGAGACACAATATTGTTACTCTTATAAAGAGTTTATTGAATATTTTAGAGGATTACGAAATTTATGAACATAGTCATTGTTGGTGGGGGTACAAGTGGCTGGACAACTGCACTAATTTTAGCACACGAACACCCTAACCACACATTTACAGTAATTGAATCATCAAAATTTGGTATTATAGGTGTAGGTGAAAGCACTACAGGGTATTTTACAAACTTATTCGACGGAAGGTACGGACTGTCTTTAAAAGATTTCATGTTAAAGACAAATGCTACTCCAAAATATGCCATTCGGCACATAAATTGGGCTCCTGATGTTACAGATTACTATACTGCACCCATTGACGGTAGTTATACTAGCGGATTAGACCAAGATCTGTTTTTCTATTGGGGTATGAACAACTTGCCTCGAAAAGATCTTGGAAAAATTAGTCGACTTGGTAATTTTATTGATAAAAAGTTTACATTATTTCATAAAACAGATCAAGATTTTGTAGATTATAATTTCGCATTACATATAGACGGTATGAAAACTAGTGAATATTTAAAAAATCACTGTTTACAATTAAAAAATGTAAAATTAATAGATACAGAAGTGATTAATGTTAATCTTGACGATAAAGGTTTTATAAAATCTCTAAATTTGTCTAATCAAACAGATATTGGTGCAGATTTTTTTATAGATTGTAGTGGATTTAAAAAAATCTTAATAAATGAGTTAAAAGAAAATAATTGGATAAGTTATAAAGATCATTTACCAGTTAACACTGCAATACCGTTTTTTACACAATATAACGAACAGGAATGTCCCGAATTATATACGACTGCCTGGGCACAAAACAACGGATGGGTGTGGCGCGGTCCTCTTGCACACCGAAGAGGCAACGGATATGTATTCAGTGACGATTTTATAAGTATAGACGATGCTATAAAAGAAGTAGAAACAGCATACGGACATAGTATTGATCCTATAAAAGTTGTAAAGTTTGATGCAGGAAGGCTAAAACAATCTTGGATCAAAAATTGTTTTGCTAACGGATTAAGTTCGCAATTTTTAGAACCCATGGAAGCTACAGCAATACATCATACTGTAGTGCAAACACAGATCTTTAGTAAACAGTTTTTAAAAAATACAATTGAAGATACATGTAATGAATATTCTCAAAAAATATATAATGAAACAAATGCTAAATCTGTAGATGATTATATGCATTTTTTAAACATGCATTATATGGGGGGAAGAACAGATACTGAATTTTGGAAATATGTTACTAATAATTCGGCAACAGAATATAATAAAACACTAATTGAAAGTTCTAAGTCAAGAATTCCAAGTAGATACGATTTCCCTACATATTACGGCAGTGGAGGCGGTCCGTTATATAGTCATGTTATGTATCAAATAGGCTTAATTAATCCAGAAATTGCAGTAAATGATTTAAGTAGAATACACACCCAAGATGATATTGAACATGCATTGTTGGACATGCAAGATGAATGGTATAATACTATGTCTTATTGTATGACTAGCGAAGAGTTTCACCAGTATAGATTTAAAAATTAAAACTTAGTGATATTCGACCATCACTTTCGTCATCTGTAACATTCTGTTCAACATAATGACTAACATGGCTAGGGAATAATACAAGCATTCCTTCTTTAGGTATAAACCAGTGAGAATTATTTGTTTGTGGATTATCTACTATAATGTCATTAGATGCGTAAATACTTTGAATATTATGCATACGATCATATTCATTTACACTTCTATTAAAAACAATTCTTCCGCTATTACTGGGAACTTTGATATAATACACTCCGCTAACAAGCGCATTTGCATGTATATGCTCTCTATTGTATGTGTATTTTGTATTTAAATTATACCAATAACTAAAACTATTAATATCATGTGGAACTTGCCATCCATCTAGGATAGTACCAACCGACGGTTTAATAAAATTATCAAATAATTTACCTGTTTCGTCATAATCATACGGCATTGGGTAAATATCATTAGTTTGAAAGCCTCCAGCGTTGCTACGCTGTCGTCTGACATTAGGAACATTTTTATCTAAGTGATATACATGTTCACTTATCTTGGTGTTATCTATATCTTCAACATAAGTAACATAAGCAGATGTAACAAACATTGGATGGTGTTCTAAATGTATATTGTTCATGCAGATATTTATAGGTAATCATTAAAGGAAAATACTAAATTGAATAAGTTAGAAAAAATTTCAGTTGTAGGAGGCGGTACAGCAGGACTTGTTGCAGCCTTAATTTTAAAAACTCGGTTTCCTGATAAAAAAATAAATCTTATTAGATCAGAAAAAATTGGTACTATCGGTGTTGGTGAAGGATCTACTGAACACTGGAATGAATTTATGAATTATATCGGAGTAACTTGGCGTGATATAATAAAAAATTGCGATGCTACACTAAAATCTGGTATTATGTTTAAAGGTTGGCACGATAAAGATTATTTACATAGTATAGGTCCTGAGCACGAAGTTCAAAACGGTCAATACAGAATGTATTACGGAAAAATGATTTCTCATAACATGTCAAACAACACATTAAATCCTATCTTTACCTGGGAAAACAAGGTAGATGAATGGCATTTACAATCCGGTAATGACAGTCCGTATAACCAATATCATTTTAATACACAAAAATTAAATGATTATTTAAGTTTTATTGCTCAAAGTAGAGGAATAGATTTTATTGATGACGAAATATCCGATGTTATTATAAATGAACACGGAGATATTGATTATTTGATAGGAGAGAAAACAAATTACAAAGCAGATTTCTTTATAGATTGTACGGGTTTTAGAAAATTACTTATTAGCAAATTGGGTGCTAAATGGAATTCATATAGTCAATACTTAAAAATGAAATCAGCAATAGTTTTTCCTATCGGTGATACACCTGAAATTAATTTATGGACAACTGCTCAGGCGATGGATTACGGATGGATGTTTAAAATCCCTGTTTGGGGCAGAAGTGGTAATGGATATATCTTTGATAGTGATTACATTAATGCAGATCAAGCAAAAGAAGAAGTAGAAAAATTTCTAGGGCACGATATTAATGTTGGCAAGCATATTACATTTGATCCAGGTGCATTAGATAGACCATGGATTAATAACTGCTGTGCAGTTGGATTAAGTGCAAGTTTTGTAGAACCATTAGAAGCAACAAGTATAGGTACAAGTATTAATCAAACATTTTTGTTAATGCATAGATTGCCTAATTATACACAAAAAAGTATAAAAGATTACAACAAGATGCTTGATACAATCTTAACAAACATTAGAGACTTTGTCATTTTGCACTATATTACTAATAAAGAAAATACCAACTTCTGGAAGGATATTAAAAATACTGCTATTCCAGAAAAATTAAAAGAAAATATTGAACATTGGAAATATAATTTACCAATATTAGAAGATTTTATAGAAACTGGTAGTTATGCATTATTTAAAGATCCGCATTTTATACAAGTGTTAGCAGGTTTAGAAATATTTAATAGAGAAAATTTATTAAAAGAATATAATCAGCTCAGTTCTGTAACAAAAAAACTTGCAGATAAAGCAGAGTCAGAACGTCAAGTTCTAAAATTAAATAAAAAACCAATTAGTCATAAAGAATTTATTCGCAGACTAAGGATTGAAGAATAATACTTGATTAAGTCTAAAAATATTAAAAAAATCATCGCTGTCTACAGACATTCCGTGTAAAAAATATCCTGCATCAAACAGTATAACTCTATTAAATGTTCCTTCGAGTGTTTTAATTAATTTATATTTGTGTTTAGATCGCCATGGTTGATAATGTTCTGGACCATCATAAGAATCATCTTCTAGTTGTTCATATAGATTTGTACCTTGATTAGTGGTTGGATTTAAATAAATTATTCCAATGTAACCTTCAAAATCTATATGTGGTAACCAATAATAGTTTTTATAATCGTTAAAATCTTTATCTAAAAATTTAGTACAGTTAGTTACTACAATATCTCTATTAATTCCTACATAATGTTGTTTACAAATATTTGCTAATTCGTCTCCTACATATTCTACTCCAGTATCTTTAAAAGCATGTCTGTAATCTAAAAAATGCACACCGTTGTAACTAGGAGTATCATGTTCTTTCCACAATTTAGGTGGTTCAGATGTTAATAAATGAGATACTAATTCGTCAGGATATTTATAAAAATTATCAACATAGTATATTTTACTATCTTGGAATTCTTCCTCGGTTATAGTGTAGTTAGGATTTATTTCAAACTTGTTGTACATTAACCAAAATTCACTGCGATACTAACTCTCGGAGTTGTGTTGTTACAGGGTTCTACCATATGTCGCAAGTATGATCTAAAAATTAACAAAGATCCTTCTTCTGCAGCATATCCTATTCTTGTAAAACTCAACGGATTTTTTTCTTTAATGCTTTTAACTTGTAACATATCAGGTTCTTTTGGATCTTCAAATATTAATTTTCCCGATCCTTCAGGTGCTGCTACCCAATATACACAACTAAAAATAGCATTATTATGCGTATGAAATTCTTGAAATGTTCCTTGCTCATTAATGTTTAACCAAGCACCAGTAATTTTATATTTTGCAGTAGAACCGTGCATACTAGCAAAGTTATGGCAATGGTCTTGTATATTATCTAACAACGGAAAAAATTTGCTGTCATTAGTAAGATCTAAAGTGTCATGTGTGTTATAAGTGTCACCATACCATTCACTGCCGCCGTTAGGCACAGTTTTTCTTAATTCTAAACTATGGTTAAATAGATCTTTGTTTTGATCGCTTGTTAATAAATTAGTTTCCTTGTAAATTGCTACAGGAAACCACATTTCAACTTTTGGGGCCATTATCATCTCTCATAGTTCTTACAGTTTTTACAACATCGTCAATATCTGCCCAGATGTTATATGATACTGATATTCTGTCTTCTTGTGATTCGTTGCGTTCTACACTATGTTGTAACCACGATTCAAACATAATCATTTCACCTACTTTAGGTTCATACTCAATATAATCATAATTATATTGATTTTCTCCATTTCTAATTCTTTCAAAAAATACATCACTTGCTCGCCTAGGTTCTAAAGGATTATGAAATTTTAAATTGCCGCTTTTTTCAGGAACTTTTAGATACAATACACCGCTTACACATGCACCATAATGATCGTGTCTATTGAATAATGATCCAGGTTGGTTTAACTGTAGCCAACTAGTTATTTCAACATAACATTCAGGATTAAATCCTCTTAAATCTAAAAAACTTCTAACATGATTGTTTATTTCTTCAAGCAACGGAATTGCATTAATTGTACCTAAAAAGTTTTTATTATCATGATAATATGTCGTTAATAATTCATTTTTATGTTTTCCGGCATCTGGCATTTTATTGGTAATGTAATCTTGTACTTTTTTATCTGTATCTTGAATTACAGTTTCTGATAAATCTACTGTAACAATAGGTATTGGAAAGGCATGATCTATTCTCATTTGACCTCCGTATTTATATTAAATATAACCCTGCGTTTTGACTCTATAGGATTACTAGCAGTATGATATTGTAACCCGTTTATAACAAGTAGTCTATTAGCTTTTGGTTCTACTGTATCTTTAACTGTAAATGTATCATAAGAAATACCTAAATTCATACCTTGAGGTGTAGGAGTAAATTTTTCATTAAAAATTCTAGTATCTCCGTCTGAATCATTAACATAATAAATTAACGATAAGTGTGGAGTAAAATAATCTACATGTGGTAAATTGTAATTTTCCGTTGTATACCCGATTTTAGGATGTTTTATGCTCGCTCTAGATCTAATAATATCATTTTTAGTTATTCCTAATTTATTTTCTAATTGGATGTTAAAATCATCTAACTTTGTATATGTAAATGCTTCAATATTAGTTTCTCTATCAAAAAATAAATGAGCATACCCGTCAGTTTCAATTGCTTCTTTATTTTTTATATTATTATCTATAGGATCTAAAGATACATGCTCGATATAAAACCAAGGAAAGTCGGCAGATAGTACCCAATCCTGTAATTTAGAAAATTGGGGGGTTGGCATAAAATTGTCTATAACTTCAAATTCTATCATGTTACTCTACATTAAAATTAATAATGCAACGCATATTGTCTTTAGGTTGCTGCGCTGTATGATAATACTTACCATTAAATATTACAGCTCTGCCCTGTTTTGGTGTAACACGCATTACTACATCTTCAACTTTGTCAAGGTACGGTTTTCTTTCTTGTTCAAAATTTTTGTTTGTTATCAATGTGTCACCGTCTGAATCTATTACATAGTATAGCACAACAAGATGTTCATAGTCGAGATCTATATGTAATAAATCTATTTCTTTATTATAAAAACTGGTACTTAACGGAAATTGTAAAAAACTTCTGCACTGGATTACATTGTTAAATTGATAATTAACTGCTTCGGCACCCTTAATTGCAATTGGTTCAACTATGTCGTAATAAGGGCAATGTGTAGCACTATTCCATCTATAATTATGTATAAGAGCCGGTGCATTTATATCAGAACCTGCACTAGTTACATCAGGTATAAATCCCCAAGGAAATTTAGAATTTAAAAGTGTTTCTTTCAATTCTTCTTGGTAAGCGGGCGAAATCAAATCATCTACGATAAGCATAGTGATATTTATAAGTACACTTGTACAAAGGAAATATAAATGAAAGTTAAAACTCTTACTATTGTAGGCGGTGGTACTGCTGGATGGTTAACAGCAACATATCTTAGCCATAGACAACCACATATAAAAATTACTGTAGTTGACAAAGAAGTGCCAGAACCTATTGGTGTTGGAGAGGCTACACTTTTAACTTTCAGACCGTTTCTTGAGGAGGCAGGACTCCCTATTGAAGATTGGTTTTTAGAAATAAAAAGTGCGTATAAGTCGGGTATACTTTTTACAAATTGGCAAACTCCAGGTGAGGATATATGGCACCCTTTTTATAAAGGCAATGATCAAATTACAGAAAAATGGAAATTATATGATCTTTACACGCACACCCAAGATTTAGATTTTAAAAAACATTGTCTAGCTTTTTATGAAAATAGTGTATATCATAATAGTGTAGATATGACCGAATTAAACAGATATGCTGTACATATCGATTGCGGTAAGCTAGTTACTTATTTAAAAAACAAATTAAAAAATAAAGTACAACTAATTAATAGTGAAGTAATTAATATTGATTATAATAGTAACAATGGTATTGATTGCTTACATTTAAAAAATACAGATATAATAAAAAGCGATTTGTATATAGATTGCACCGGATTTAAACAAATTCTAAGAAAAGATTGTAAAAGAATAGATTTAAGCAATCGACTATTTGTTAATACTGCCATTGCTGGTCATGTTCCGTACGAAAACAGAGATAACGAACTTACTCCTTATGTAAAGTGTGATGCTGTAGATCATGGATGGGTTTGGAAAATTCCTGTACAAGATAGAATTGGTAGTGGTATGTTGTTCAATAGGAATATAACAGATATAGATGACGCTAAAGGTTATTTTATAAAATATTGGAATAATAGAGTGGATAAAAATAACTTAAAAGTTATAAATTGGGATCCTTATTATAATGAAGATCAATGGCACGATAATGTAGTAAGCATAGGGTTAAGTGCAGGATTTATTGAACCGTTAGAAAGTAGCGGAGTTGCACTAATGACCTATGCTATCGGTCAACTAAATGGTATTCTTAATGAAAATTATTATACTGAAAATGAAGTTACCTATTTTAATATCCAAATGAAAATTGTATTTGAAAATTGTGTAAACTTTGTAGCAATGCATTATGCAGAAAATAGTAGATCAACACCGTTTTGGAAATATGTTAAAGACTCATTCAATCCGAGTGAAGAAATGCAAAGTTACCTCGAAGACTTTAAAGATCCCAGTATATCATTGCCCTGGACTGCAAAATATAATACAATGTTCGGAGGTCCTAATTGGTCTATATTTTTAATACAATTAGGTTATTCGTTGTCTAAAAAGAATTTAGATATAGATAGCGAGTTAGCAAGAAGTATAATTATAAAAAACTATATTGAATTTGAAAAATATAGACATTTAGACGGTCATCATCATAGTACCGAATTAGATAGGTTAAAAGAAATTAAAAAACATGGAATTAATTAAACATTCTTTCATAACTAGCAGCGAATGGGATATTGATCATCCAAAATGTATTAAAGATTTAGTTGATAACTTTAGTGTTATAGAGCCCTTGCAAAAAAAATACATTCCTGATCGTAAGGGTAATATAGTATTAAAATGTCCTGCTCATACCGATTTTTTAAAAAATGTTTTTGTATTCTATGCTCCGTTTGATTTAACTATAGAAATAGATATTAATTCTAAAACTGATGAAGTAAAAATAGCATCCAATAACTTAACACAAGAACAATTTAATTACCTTATTGATACAAGATTTTTGTTTAATGATCGAAGAGGAAAAAATCCTTATCCTATGATAGGTATCGATTGGCTTAATATATTTCAAGCAGAAAGCTCTATTATTATGCAAATGTTACCTGCATTTATGCATTACAATGAATTTACACAAAAAACTACTCTATTGCCCGGCGAATATGATATTTCAAAATGGACTAGGCCAGCAGAAATAGTGTTTGAATGTAAAAATTTAAAAGACACTATTAATATTAAAAAAGGTGATGCAATAGCATATTTTAAATTCTACTGTAATGATACTGTTAAAGTAGAACAACAAGATTGTCCGTGGGAAGAAATAAAGTTGTGTAATAGTATACGCAATGCAGATACATTTCGTCCTTTAAAAGAAAGATATGAAAAATTAGCAGAAATAAAAGGCTGTCCATATGACTACTAATGTAAAAAAAATTATCATTGTAGGCGGAGGAAGTGCTGGATGGATGACTGCTGCAACACTTGCTTCTCAACTTAAAAATGTAACTATTAAAGTTATAGAAAGTCCTAATATACCAACTGTTGGTGTTGGAGAAAGCACAGTAGGCGGAGTTCGAGCTTGGCTAAGAATGGTAGGTATTCAAGATCATGATTTTGTCAAACACACAGATGCAAGTTACAAACTTGCTATTAAGTTTAACAATTTTTACACAAAAGATAGCGGTTCATGGTACTATCCTTTTGGCGAGCCTGTATTTGAAAACTGTATGCATAAAAGAGATGATTGGTTTATAAAAAAGACATTGTATCCAGATACTCCTAGCAGTGATTATGTAGACTGTTATTACCCGCAAATGGCACTTGTAAATCAAAATAGAATGGTAGTAGATCATCCTGATCTAAAAGGATTTGATTTTTACAATGATACTGCATTTCACTTTGATGCAGCTAAACTAGGCATTTGGCTTAGAGATGTATTTTGCAAAAACTTAGGTGTAGAACATATTTCCGCAGAAGTAGTAGACTGCTTACAAGATCGCATCGGAATACAAAAAATCATACTAGATAACGGTGCTGAGCACACTGCTGATTTATTTGTTGATTGCACAGGATTTTCAAGTTTGCTTTTAGGTAAAACACTCAATGTTCCATTTAATAGCTACGAACACATATTGCCTAATAATCGTGCTTGGGCTACTCGTGTGCAATATACAGATAAAGAATCTCAACTAGACAGTGTAACAGACTGTACTGCATTAGATAATGGTTGGGTGTGGAATATTCCTTTGTGGAGCAGAATAGGTACAGGTTATGTTTATAGTGATAAATTTATAAATCCAGAAGATGCTAAAAAAGATTTTATTGCTCATTTGCAGACTAAAGGCTATAATACTGATAACTGTGAGTTTAAAGACATTCAAATGCGAGTAGGAATTCACGAAAAATTATGGGTTAAGAATGTTGTAGCAATTGGATTAAGTGCAGCATTTATAGAACCTTTAGAAAGCACGGGTTTGCTTACTACACACGATTTTGCTATAAATTTAGTTAGAATCTTAACAAGAAACAACAGTTATAGTCAGTGGGATAGAGATGAATTTAATCTGGTATGCGAAGATACTTTTAATTATTGGTCTAGTTTTGTAAGTATGCACTATGCACTTAGTCATAGAAATGATAGTGAATATTGGTGTGCTGCTACTGAAAAAAGTTACACTAGTTTATTACCTAAGTTAAGTAATGTGCAAACACAAGGGCTATATTTTCAATCTATATATCAAAAGAATTTTGTTGATTTTTTACAAGACGATGATGGTGTAAATTGTTTAGCAGCAGGAATGAATTGGAATGCAAATGATGTTACTGTGCTCAATAAAATTTTTCCTAAGCATATAGATAAAAAACAAGAGTTTGCTAAAATGATAGATAATTTAGAATCTAGAAAACAAAAATGGAACAGTGCTGTGCAATCTGTTCCATCTTTAAATCAATTTCTTTTAGAAAACTTTTATAAAGACTAGTATCTTACAATAACTACGCCGTTACCGCCTGGGTATCCATGTTGGCCGCCGCCGCCTCCACCGCCAGTGTGTGATCCACCTGCACCACCTCTGGCTGTTGGAAATCCGTCTTGTCCTGTGTTAAGACTTTGTCCGCCACCTTGACCAATTTTTCTAGGGCCGCCGTAAGGACCACTGTGGTGGAAACTGCCACCGCCGCCGCCCCCGATGCCACCTGTGTTACCGTTAACATTCCAACCTAGGTGTCCGCCGCCAGCGCCGCCTCCTCCAAAGTATAATGCACCGCCTAGTAGATCTGTTGCACGACCTGCTCCGCCTGAAATTTGATTTCCACGGAAACTTCCTCTATAGTTTTGACGACCGTCAGGTGCACTAGCACCGCCACCACCGGCGCCACCACCGCCACCACCTTGGTGACTGTTTTCTCCGTCAACATTAAATCTAACACCACTGCCGCCCGGATAGCCTTGACCGTCTGTTCCTCTTCCGCCTAAGTGTCTACGACGACTACCATCGGCATCACTGTTTGATCCACCACCGCCGGATCCTCCCGAACGTCCTGACGAGTGTCCGTTGTCATAACCTTGGGGATTAGATCCTCTCCAAGAGCCTCCGCCGCCACCGCCTTGAGCAGTTATAGTTGAAAATACTGAGTTGCCTCCGTTGCCTCCAGCAATCGTAGGTGATCCTCCACCGCCGTTTCCTCCACGACCTTCTCCGCCCACTGTAACATTATAGCCTGATCCCGCACTTACAGGAAAGCTTCTATTAAATACTACACCACCTGCGCCTCCGGCGCCTGCCCAATCATAACCGCTGGCGCCACCACCACCAACAACCATAACTTGAACATTTCCGCTAAAAGAAGGTGTAAATGTATGATTGCCTGTAGTTGTAAAGATATGCACAATACCGTGATCTGTATAGTTGATAGTTTGTCCGCCTGTTCCTACAGTTCCTTGCGAATATCCTGTTACAGGTCTCCAAGCTGAACCATCATAAAATTCTAATGTATTTTGGCTGTTTGCTCCGTTAAATCTTAATTTTGCTGTACCTGTTGTGTTAGATAAATTTTGATCTGGTAACTCTACAGCATTTGTTGAATTAAGAGTTGTATTTTTTAAAGTTGCCATTTAGTACCTCACTATCACTATTCCAGTGCCTCCAATTTTAGCTGAACCATATGCTCCACCCGATCCGCTACCTGTGTTTGCACCTGCTGTACCGCCTTCATAACCGCTAGAGTTTACTCCTCCACCGTTGTTGTATGACATGCCGCCACCAGTACTACTCTTACCTCCAGGAGGTCTTCTTGGCTGTCCGTGGTTCATAGTACCACCTCCGCCTCCACCAATACCACCTGATGAGCCGTGTGTTTCGTTACCAACATGGCATGCGCCACCTCCACCGCCTGCCCAGTATAGTGTATATCCTAGTATATCATTTGCTGCGCCTGGGCCACCTGATCCATTACGACCTTCGTGGCAATCATCTTCTGAACTCCATCCAGGTCCACCAGCGCCACCTCCGCCGCCGGCTTTGTGTGAATCTTCGCTTTGTCTATTATATCTTATACCTGAACCTCCAGGAAATCCTTCTCCTGTTACTCCACGACCGCCCATGTTAGTGTTACGACTATCGTTTGGTCCAGTGTGTCCATTTGATCCAGCACCTGAAGAAGCTGTACAGCCTCCGCCTCCTGAGCCACCTGCTCGAGCTGCGTTGCCGTTCCATGATCCTCCTCCTCCGCCGCCATCAGCAGTAAGTGAACCAAATACACTGTTTCCGCCTTGGTAAGCAGGAGGACTTTGTCCATAGTTATTAGCAGCACCGCCGTTGCCAACAGTAACATTTATTCCACTTCCGCTACTTACCGGAAACGCTCTATTAAAGATTAGGCCGCCTGCGCCTCCGCCGCCACCTAAGTGTCCACCACCGCTTGCTCCGCCGCCTACTACTAAAACTTCAACTGTTCCGCTGAACTGAGGAGTAAATGTATGGTTACCTACACTTGTAAAAATATGAATCACGCCGCCTTGCTTTCCTGCATGGCTTGGATTATATAATATAGTTTGTCCGCCTGATCCAATAGCTCCTTTACTTACACCTGTAATAGGACGCCAGGCGCCGTTATCATAAAATTCTAATAAATTGTTAGAATTATTAACTCTCATCATACCAGTAGTTGGTGATGGTCTTTGTGCTGTATTACCTACAGGTAATGTTAAAAATCCTGTATCATTAATTACTGTATCTTTTAAATCTGCCATGTTTTAATACCTCACTACCACAATACCTGAGCCACCGCCACCATGAGCTGATCCTCCGTGCGCACCGCCACCACCGGTGTTAGCTGCACCATCTCCGCCATATCTTGCATGACCGTCGTTATTACTTGCAGGCTGTCCTTTGTTTAAACTTTGTCCGCCGCCTCTGCCGTTACCAACTGTTGGATATCTGGGAACATAGTGAGCAGCACCGCCACCACCTCCACCGACTCCTCCGTCGCCTCCACCACCATCACAGATGTGTGGACCTGATGCGCCACCTCCACCCCAATATAGAGTGTCACCTAATATGTCTGATGCAGCTCCTGGTCCGCCATGTGTTGGTTGTCCTTGATTTTCATCTTGGCTGTCAAGTCCAGGGCCGCCAGCGCCACCGCCACCGCCACCATTATGTGTGTTTTCGCCATCGTCGTTAAATCTTACTCCGCTACCGCCTGGAAAACCTTGTCCTGTAACACCTAACCCGCCTGGCTCTCTGCGTCTACTTCCGTCTGCACTAGAGTTTCCACCGCCTCCGCCGGATCCGCCACCATTAGCATCACCGCCATCCCACCAGCCTCCATAACCGCCACCTTGAGCAGTAATAGTTGAAAATACAGAGTTACTACCGTTTGATCTTGACCCTCGTGGTGCTCCTGCTCCTACTGTAACACCATAGTTAGATCCTGCGCTTACTGGGAATGATCTATTGAAAATCATTCCTCCGCCGCCACCTCCGCCGGTCCAGCCGCCGGCTGTGCCGCCGCCTCCGCCTACTATTAATACCTGTACATAACCACTAAAAGCAGGTGTAAATGTATGATTGCCTGTAGATGTAAACATGTGTACAATACTATTGCCTTTTTTAAGAATCTGTTGGCCGCCGGTTCCTATACTTCCTTGACTGTATCCAGTAACTGGTCTCCAGTTTGATCCATCGTAATACTCTAATAATCCTATACTAGTATTATATCGTATCATACCAGAAGCAGGTGTTCCAGGTCTTTCAGCTGTTGTTCCTGTCGGTAAAGTTATGTCTTCGAACGATGTTTGGAGATTAAACTGGGCCATTTATTTTCCTTTTAGCATGTCTATTTCTGTCTTAATACTCTTAACGGCTTCGATTAAATATGCACTTAGTCTTGAATAATAAATTGACTGTGGGTTTCCATTTGCATCTTTTTTAACTACATTTGGAATTATTTCGTTTACTTCTTCAGCAATTAATCCTGCTTCGTCTATAGCACTGCCATCTTTACGATCATAAATTTTGCCAGCAAGTTGTACAATACTATCAAGTGCATTTTCAATAGGAGATATATTTTCTTTTAACGCAATACTTGAAGTTTCTGTAATGCTTCCTGCACTCATATTATTTGTAAACGAGGCTGAGCCTCCAGTTACTTGTCCAGATACTGTAAAGTTTCCTGTGCTTGGTTGAAAACTCATTTTTGAACTACTAACACTTAATGCTGTTGTTTCACCGCTGTTTGAACTTAATATAGCGGGATAATATGTACTTGTATCAGCAAGCTGATCATTAATATCTAGTGCTGGTGATGTCCAGCTTAGTGTTCCAGAACCATTGGTTTGTAAAACATAACCATTAGTTTGTCCAGTTGCTGGAAATGTGTAAGTTACATCACTTGTAACTGATGCAGGACTTTTAAATCCTACAAAATGCGAACTATCACTGTCCATCAATTTAAGAGTTTCATTATCCTTAATTTGTATATGAGAGTTGATTAATACTTCGCCAGTTCCGCTTGGAGTTAATGTAATGTTCTGGTTAGCAACAACCCCCGTAACTGTGTTTTGGAAAGCTGATAGCTGTCCAAGTATCGGGCCGCCTACTACACCTGTTGTTATCCTACGCATCTATAACTCCTTATGTTGTTGCTGTTTCAATACCATACACCATAACAGTTACATCTGTACTGTTTGCATATGCTACAACATTCTTTCCTGCTTGTAATACTACACCACTTCTTTCTACTGTACCGTTAGCTACTAGCTCTGTGTCAAATTCTATCCACTCAGCTGCTGTTGGTGTACCACTAGCTGATAGTGCAATTCTAATATCTCTAGTTGCCGTTGCTCTATTTGTTATGTTTATTGTAACAATAGCAAAATTATCCGACGGAACTGTATATATAGTTGTGTTAGTAGCAGCGGTTAAGTCTGTTGGTGTGCCTAATATTCCTGTTGCCATTTATTTTCTCCTATCTTAAAAAGTAATTATATGCTAATGGTAAACCTAACACACTCTTAGTAAAGTTTACATTTGCTTTTATATTTATCGTTGCGCCGCTGACCGTTGTAATTTGTGTGCTATTAATGAAAATATCACCCGCTGTTACACTGTTAACAACTAGTGACGCACCACCGCCACCAATCTGTGCTTCAATATATGTTTTAATTGCTCGCTGCGTTGGAACAATACTGTCACTGTTTGCAGTAAAGAATGGATCAGTACTAAATTCAGTAACACTTGCTGAGTTACCTCCTAGTGTAACTTCACCTAGTGATAGTTCTTGTAGACCTGCAATGTTAAACGCATCAGCATTCAATGTAGCAACACCAGTTGCCTGCTCAATACTAAACAAGTCACCAACTCTAAAGTTACCATCTTGGTCAGTAGCAGTGAAGAACACTCGTCCACCGTCTGACGAAACAGTTTCATTTAGCTGTGAAGGATCATTTACAGGATCTCCATACACACTGTTAGGATAGTTAGTATCATCAAAGTTACCAGTACCGATATCTAAGAAATCGTGTCCTGTTAGACGTACCTGACTAAATCTAATACGCATTGTTACTGGATCATTATTTGGAACAGCATCTTCAATTTCCATCGATGGACTTAGTTGCAAGAATGCAGTGTAAGATCCATCTTTAGTTCCTACTCTACTAACAACATTAACAAGTTTGAATATAGTTCCTGGTAAACTGTCAAATACAACATTTGAACCATTTACTGGTACTGATGATAACTGTCTAACAGCAACAAATTGTCCATCTTGTAAGAAGTTAGCAAAACCATTACTGTTATCAGCATTAACTTCGGCACTAGCTTGAATAAATCCACTACCTCTTGCAATAAATGTTGGTTGTGCAAGCACTCCGTCATTTAATCTAACAGTAAATAATGCATCGTCAATATTGTTAGGATCTGTTACTGTCATTGTAGGTGGTGTAGACCCGTATCCTGATCCAGGCTCTGAAATTCTAACTTCAAACAGTTTTTCACTTGCAACAGCAGCTCTTGCTTTTGTAGTACATCCTAGTTTAAACCTACCAGCAGCAGTTGTTGTACCTGTCTGTATAGCAACAAATACAGGCTCTCTGTCTGGATTACCAAATGTTATTGCACTTAATCCACCCGTGTATGTTGTTGCAGTAATTGCATATGGCGTTGGCCAATACACACCGTCTTCGGAATATGCAAGCGAATTAGTGTCAGTTGTTGTTACAGCAAATGTTCCTTGTCCGTAAGCAATTCTCACAGGAGTAGTCGAACCGTCTGTTGTAATTGTAGTTGCTGTAAATTCTGTTCCATCTAAACTATATGCCCCAGCATCTGTGTCATCACAAATAGCAACAAATCTTCCTTTGCCGTAAGCAATGTCAACCCAATTATCAGTAGTTGGCATTCCAGCTGCAACTGTTGTCCAACTTGCTCCACCGTCAGTTGAGTATGCCATTTCTTGGCTTCCGCCTTTAATTGCTACCCATTTCTTAGCACCAAATGCAAGTGCTGTATATCCTGTGCTTGGTAATGCATTTGCAACTGTTGTCCAACTTATTCCGCCATCGTCTGAATAAGCAATATCTCGATCATTATCAGCAATCAACATAAATCTACCTGTACTTGCATTTATTTGACCAAATGCAAGATCACATGTGCTTGTTGCAGACAATGCCGGTTGAACGCCGGGTGCAGACCAAGTTCCGGATAGTCCTGTTAGACTATAGTTTATTGCTGTAGCACTAGCAGTAATACCTGCAGCTACAGCATAACTTTGTTTAAATGTACTCGAACCATCATCAATTAATCCACTTTCAAATGCTTTCCAAGTTAAACTTGTAGCTAAAGTATTTGTTATCCAAGTAGTACCATCAATTGAACTTTGTCCTGTTGTGCCACTATCCGGTAATGCAACAAAATATCCTATTCTACCATAACCACTAAAGTCAAATTCTTCAACAGCACCTGTTGCTGAATTGACTGTAGTAATAGTAATTGTAATATCATTTGTTGTTGTTGCTCCACCTAAACTTGTACCCGGAATTGTTATTGTATCTAATCTTGTGTATCCAGTGCCGCCCGAATTTAATGATATGTAATATTTGCTACCGTTTCTTGTTACATCAAAAGTAGCACCTACTCCGTCGCTTTGAGTTGTTACTGCAACATTGCTGTATTGTGCAGATGTTTCTACAAAGCCAACTTCTGGCCAAACATCACTAGCAACTGTTGTAGTTGTATCCGATCTGCTTGGTGCTGTAAATGATAGTCTTGGCTCAATTAAGTATATTGAACTACTATTTGGAGATTCAAATACTGTTCCAGGAACAACATGATCCCAACCTGCTGTGCCATCTGATTCTTTTACAACAGTTGCAACTTTTGATCCAGAGTTATATGTATCAATAATACCAAACAACCCTACTCCTGCACCCGATGTAATATAAAGTTTCATACCTGGGTAAGCAGTACTTGAGTTACCGTCTGTAGCGGCAATTGTTAGGCTTGTTGAATTACCTGTTTGCGCAGTGTTTGTTATAACTAAGTATCCTGTACCACCTGCTACTGCGTCTGGGTTTCCAGTTGAATCATCAACTTCAATAATTCTTGTTTGATTAACTGCTTCGTCACGGAATTCTTCCATAAGAAGCTCTTCACTGTCGCCTGCTCCAAATATTTGTACCTGTGCTTCTGTATAATCGTTACCAGCATGACTATATTCTAGTTGTAATATTTCATTTACTGCATCTGTATATACATTTGCTATAACAGCATTATACTGTTTTTCATTATCTACAATAGCTGTTACAGGAGTTTCATCAGCATCAACACCTTCGGCAACACTACCAAACTTACCGTAAGAGTTGTTACCGTTTGTAGCTCTCATTCTGCCGCCTGATTCACATAAGTAACCTACATGCGAATAATATGTAAACACTGACACCAGTTCGCCTCGACCGTTGTTTAGAATCCAAGCACCAATACCGTCTGATATAACCTGTGTAAAGTCGTTACTAACAATTGAATCGTTACCACCATTGTGTAGAGCACCATCAATCTTTTGACCAATTGCTGCATAACCAAATGTAGTACAGTTCTGTACATATGGTGATCTTGCGGTAATCCAAGCGCGAGTATCATCTGGTCCCCAACCTGGATCAAGTGATGCATAAGCACCAGCTGTTGGACGCTGTGTTCCAAATGCATTTGCTGGTCCTAAATCGCCTTGTAAACCTTCCATTGTTTGTAGTCTTAATCCAGTGCCGTTGCGTAGGTAGTAGAAATCTTCTTCTTGTGAACCTATTATGCTATTAACATAATATCTTGCACCTAATCTAGTTCTATATGTTGCTGGGAAGTAGAGTGAAACATCAAATCCAAATTTATTGTATGTTCTCCACTGTTGTTGCGGCCACTGTAAATCCCATTTAATTGCATCAATGTGTTCTCTTACATCTCTTGCACACAATGCACGATTGTATTCATAACCTTTCAGAACTTTAAAACCTTGTCCCCAATCAGTTAGTGTTTTTACAGCACCATACTGTGTGTCACTTATAGAAAAGTTTGTATCATTTATAATTTGTTTAACATAATAAGTTCGATCATCTATAAGACCTGCGTTTTCTACAGAGTTACTACTATCATCGCCGTCTTGGAATTTAATTGGCATACCTTCAAATAACCAACTAGTATCACTAATTATAATTTGACCATCAGTAGAAAAATCAGTTGTAATTACTCCATTAACAACATCTTGAAATTTATCATCAACATATGCTAAAAGTTCGTCAACAATAAATTCTTTGTTTAGTTCCAATTGGCGTACAGCATTATAAACTTCTACATCTTCAGTTTGTGTGTTACTACCTTCAGCACTTCCACTCCATATAATATCTTGTACCCAGTCCCATCCTGTATTGATGCCTGCGATTGCTATAGAATTCCCTCCAACGCTTGCAACTAATTGCGTTCTAACATATTCGTTAGCAGCAAGTGTTGCAGTTTTTTGATTCCCAACAATCTTATTTGCAGGTTTTCTAAGATAACTTAATCCTGCATTTATACTAGCAAAGTTAGTTCCTAGCATAAAATCATATCTTGCAGCATCAATTAATAATCCAATATCTCTTGAACATTTTGCTTGATTATATTTAAAGTCACTATATGTTGTATTAATATACTGAACAGTATCAACAATAACACCTTCTAAATCACTAAAAATGTTGCTATGTGCATTTTGATATTCTGCATCTGCCCAAGTAATACTTGGATAAACTGGTGCTGGTAAACTGTCTAAATTGCCAGCTGTAATTGCTGCTGTAATGATATCAATCTTAGCATCAAGTTCCGCTTCTTCAGTTGCAGTAGCAGGAGTTCCTGGCTTGGTCTGAATTTCTGTATGACCGCTTTGTGCTGTAACAGTTCCTTCTTGAATAATAGTTCCTATGATACTTTTAGCATGATTGTATGCCGCAACAGTTTCAACTTCGTTACCATAAAGTTGAGAAGTTCCGTCTTCGAAATAACTTTCAGCAATTCTAGTTGTTGCTTGTGTACCACCATAAAGAATGTCGTAGCAAAGTGCATCAACTATATAACCTACATCCCTGTAACACTTACCTTCGTTGTAAACTAGTGCTCCGTAGGTATTATTAACATATTCTACAGTATCTGCTTGAATAAATGTTTTGTTTGCTACAAGGTTATCTAGTGCATCTACTCTATTTTGATCTACACCTACTGGGTTTGGAAAACTTAATGCGTTTTCTGCACTTAATCCGTTGTTGATCATATCAACAATTTCATTGTATGCTGTGCTAATTCTAGTGCTAGAATTTGAAGATCCGCCTGCAGATGAACCGTCATCTGTAACACTTTCTTTTAGTAAATCTCTAGCATTTCTAATTGCACCAACTGTCTCTGTACGCTGTGCTTGTAAGTTATAAGCATTGTTAGGTCGATTATAAGATCTACCATTAAAAACAGCATTATAGTTTGTTCCTAGTGCAACATCATATGCAGTGTCTGTTATAATATTTCTTAAGTCTCTACGACATTTAGCACTATTATATTGGAAGCTGCCAAAATGTCCATTGATAAAGTCTATTGTATTTTCTTGTACTGTAGATTTAATATTTTGTAATGCTGTGCTTGCATTAACTAATGTATCGTCAACACTGCTAACACTAGGATAAGTTATAGTTTCAGTCCCTGTACCGTTAGTTACAATATCAATTATATTAGTCATCAAACTATTAATAGTATTCGCTGCTGCAACAGATCCTTCCTTACCAGATGTAATCTGAGTTACTGTAGTATTCAGTGCAGGATTTACTGTAGTATTTCTACTAATACTTTGTAGTATTGTTTTTAAATAACCGTATGCAGCAAGTGTAGCAGTTTTCTCGCTCGAATTAATTTGTAAATTAGTTCCTTCCCAATATGCTTCACCTGCTTTAACTGACTGCCAGTTGCCGCCATAGGTTAAATCATAAGAAATAGCATCAATAATAAATCCAACATCTTGTTTACATTTTGTTTTACTATAAGCAACACTAGAATAATTAGTTGTAATATATGCAATTACTTCTGCTTGTATAAATTCTTTGTTAAGTTTTACAGTATCTCTAGCATAACCGTAGTTAGGGTCAGACATATCCCAGGCCTTAGTTAAAGTAGCTTCAACTTTATTGCCTAATCCTATATCAACTCTTCTTCTAATAGTTCTTGCAAGTCTTTTAACAGCATTTTTTGGACCGTCTGTTTCAGCATATGGCCACGAAGTTGTTTGTGTTTCTGTATTACCCGTTGTTGGAGTAACACTTACACCCGAAACAACATCGTCTATAACTTCTTCAAGTCTTGATAAACTATGATATGTGTAATTAAAATCTGTTGTAGGAGTTAGAGCAGAGTTACTGGCTTTTCTAGGCTGTACATTAGTAGCACGAAGTTCGTCACCTATAACACAGCATTCTGCAGGTACAATGATAGGAAGAACTTCATAGTATTTTCCAGTACTTACTTTTATTAGTGATGTTCTTATCAATCTTGCTGGTATGTTAGTATCTACTCCTGCTGTAACAGCATCGGTTACTATTCCGCTTAGTTCTGTAATTGTTTCAAATATTGTTGCCATTAGTATCCTCCGCCGACTGCTACGGCACTCCCTCCACTTACTATGCTTTCGTACTCAGCAGTAGCTTGATTGCCAAGAGCAGTTTCAAAATACTGCTCAACTATTGCTGTTGAGTTATCTCCGTTAGTTGTTTGATAGTTAACAGCCGGTGCTGTTTGTGATAGTACTTTTTCTATTAGAGTTAGCCCGTATGCAATACTTGCTACTGTTTCTGCTTCTTGTCCTAATAAATAAAAGCTACCTGGTTCATTTACATATTTTAGTGCTGCTTCTCTAGATCGAACATTACCACCGTGTGATAAATCCCATATAAATGCGTCTATTAATAGACCCATATCTCTTTCACATTTTGCACTGTCGTAAGCAAAACTAGATGTAAACGGAGTTAAACTATTTGCTATTTGATAGTCTGTCCATTCAACAATTTCTCGTTGTATAAACCGTCTATTAAGTTCTAATAGTCTGCAAGCATTTGCTGCTTTTGACCCGCGTTCTACTTGTTGTGCTGCATAACGAATTGATCTCCAAGGTCTATCTATACTTTTACCGTATGTCGGAGCAGGACTGTCTGTGCCGTGTTCTGCTACATAATATACATCATCAGCAGTTGCTATTGATGCCCATTCTGGTAATAACGACGAGTTAACTTGAAGAATTTGTCCGTCAGTTCCGATTGGTAATCTAGTCGGGCCTGCGCCGCCATAATATAATAAATCGCCAGATGTTGTTAAAACACTCTGTTCACTTCCGATACTAAATAGGTTCCAATATGTGCCTGTTGCGTCTTGATCTGGTCTTGAATTTTCTGCTCCACCTCCTGGCTGTACATCAGTTTCTGTAGAGTAGTCGTCTCCTTCTGATATGTGCCCTTGTACACAAATATATGAATTATCGTTATATCTAACAACATCGCCTAAATAGTATTCTTGATCGTCTAGCCAATCGCCGCGCCAATCAATACCTGTATTAAATCTCTGCCAATATGTTATATTAGGAGGTTGTTGTCCTGTGTGATCTTGTACTGCTCTGTATGTATATCCTCCCAGTCTTACTAGGTCACCAATTTCATATTCGAAGTTTGATGAATCGTCTCCCCAGTCTCCGATGAAACGAATACCTTCTGAAAACAAGTCCCAATCGTCTGTGTTTGTTGGAGGTCTTAATCCTGAATTTTCAGTTTTTGCAAGATACTGATTACCACCATACGAAACAACATCACCTGGTTGGTAACTTGCAGGTCCAGTCCATCTTGCTTCGTACTGGAAACCGTCTACAAACTTAGCCCATTTTGCACTATCTGTTGCAAATGCTGCTGCCGATGTGTGATATTGTGTTGCTATCCAAGTATTAGCACCAAATTTAACAACATCATTTACTTTGTATCTTACACTTGCTGTCCAAGTTCCTTTGTAATCAAATCCTTGATTAAATATATCCCATTTTGATAAGTCTGCTTCTAATCCTAGTGCAGATGTTGCAGCACTAATGTGATTTTGATTACAAACATAAGTTGTGCCGCCGTATTTTACAAAATCATTCGCTTTATAATCTATATTAGTTGACCAGTCACCTTTCCAGTCTAGACCCTCAGCATAGATTTGCCAATTGCCAATGTCTGCTTCTAGTCCAATTGTACTGTCAGAAGCCGAAGTGTGAGCAGTCTGACAGATATATAATCTTCCGCCGTATCTAACAATAGCATCAACATCGTAGTCAATTCCAGGCTGCCAGTCACCTAACCAACTCTGGCCGTCACTAACCAAATTCCATTTTGGTGGATCAATATCAAAATCTGTAAAAAATCCTGCAGAGCTAGTGTGTCCGATTACACATATATAAATTTTTCCACCGTAGGCAATTACATCGTCTTGAAAATATTGAGTAGATGTTACCCAGTCATTTTTCCATACAAATCTAATTCTACCAAGTTTAAATTCTGCCATTTATTTGCTCCGCTATGTTATTTATCTTATTGTACTGTGTCATTGAAATTCCTTGTAAACAGCATTTGACTCAGGATTGTTCCTTGTATAGCTGTTGGATTACCGTTGGCGTCTGCACCATCAAATGTTACCACTCTTGGAATTCTTAAATAGTTTCCGCCTGTCATTGTAATAATATTATCCGCTGTTCCTACTTGAACCTGACCCGCTATAATACTGTTAGTTTGTAGATCAGAACCACCAACTGATAACTGTGCAGCTAAGAATGTAGCAATGGCCTTTTGTGTAGGAATAATATTATTAGAGTCTGCACTAAATGTTGGATCTGTACTAAACTCATTTACTACAGCACCCGAACCACCTAATCTTACGCCGCCTAGTGCTAGTTCTGAAAGACCATCTAAGTCAAAAAATTCAGCACTAATTGTAACAACACCAGTTGCCTGGTTTACGCCAAACAATTCACCAGCTCTAAAGTTACCGTCTTGATCTGTACTTACATAGAATACTCTGCCGCCATCAACTTCAAGAACTTCGTTTTCTGGAGCGGCAGTAAAGAACGCACCACCTGCATAAAGCTCAGGATAATTTGTTTCTTCAAAGTTACCTGTACCAATGTCTAGGAAGTCATGTCCTGAAATACGACATTGACTATATCCTATTCTAGTAGTACCTGCTGTTCCATGTTCAAGGTTATATTCATTTTTTAGTGTAGGTGTAATCTGGAATTTAACTGTTCTAGTGCCATTACCGCTTCCATCATCACCTAAATCAGTTGCAAACACACCAACAAATAATTTAAAGTCATCTGGATCTGCTGTAGTTTCGTCAGGTATAGTTTCAATTCTAATTTGTACTCCGGGTCCTGGAATAGTTGAGCTTACTCCGTCGAGCGTTATAAATTGCCCTTGTTCAATAATATCTGCAAATCCATTACCTGATATTGTAATAGTACTTGTACTTGTTTTATATCCTGCGCCCCTGTCAATAAAATCTGGTTGTGCTAATACATTATTAGCCCGTCTAGGTTCTATTTCTACTTCTGATACAAATGCTGTGTCTACAATAGTAATTGTTGGGTCGCTAGTATAACCACTGCCTGGATCCCATATTTTAATTCTACTAAATGATCTTGCTGTAATATCTGCACGGATTTTTGCTTGTGCTCCTGTTTTTATAGTAGCAACAGCATTAAGTGTTGCAGCATCTGAAAGAGCAATCCAAGTAGGCGAGTTATTTAAACTTGAAAACATTATAGTTTTCCAAAGTCCAGATTCTCCTAGTTCTCTTTCTGTCCAAGTAACTCCATCTTCTGTTGTTGCCATATATGTAGTTGGGCCAACTTGTGCTCCGTAGGGATCGCCAAATTCTTTTCCGCCAGTATCACAAATTGCAACAAAAACACCTTGTGCGTATTTTATATCTTTCCAGACCATAGTCGTTGATCCGTCTAGTGAAGGAGCCGAAGTTCCCAATTGCCAGGACGCTCCTCGATCCACACTATATGCAACATCTCCGTTGTCAGAAAATGCTAAAAATCTATTATTACCGTAAACTAAGTTTATCCAGTTATATTCACCTGCTGGAAGTACATTGTCATATCTAAACCAAGTTATACCGTCTGTTGAATAAGCAACATCTTTTGTTTGTGATCCTGTAATAATGACGTATCTATCTTGTCCGTATGCTATTCCTTGCCATTGATCACCGGTTGAGTCATCTCCTGCCGGTAAGTTAGTAGAAGCCCAATTTAATCCGTCTGAACTGTAAGCTGCTACTTGACTATTTTCAGCTATAACAACAAACCTGCCAGTTGTTCCACTAGGTGTTCCGTACACACCGTCAATCCATTTTTGATCTGCTGGGAATGTTCTGCTTACCCAAGCAGCGCCATCGTAACTAAAACTATAACTATTTGTGTTTTCTGCAAGTGCAATAAATCTATTTCTACCTGTAATCAATCTTTTATAGTCAAGTACTGCACTTAAATTGCCTTCAGTCCAATTTGAACCATCATCGCTATATACTACAAAGTTTGGTTCTGCAAGAGCAACATATCTGCCACTGCGAGCAGTTCCTGTAGTACTAATATCAATAATTGTATTAGAACTATCTTCAGTGGTTTCTGTAACTGTTATTACAAGGTCATTTGCAGGAGACGCTCCGCCTAAAGTAGTTCCAGGAATAGTAAGTTCATCGCCTACAGCATATCCTGCACCTGGATTTGATATTGTTACAGCATAAGATTCTCCGTTTCTTGTTACATTAACTTCTGCCGCAACTTCAACTGCATCTTGTACTCCGGCACTACCATTAGCTAAAGTTAGATTAAAGTAAAAAGCTGTTAGATCACCAAATGCCGAATCATAAAATGTTCTTGTTTGTGGTAAATTTGAAAACGAAGAAGTAAATCCTGGATGACTTACTGTTAGTCTTGGTTCTATTCTATAAGTTGTAGTACTATCTAAATTAGTTTCTATAGGCCAACCCGGAACAACATGATCCCATCCTAGTTCATTTGTACTTTCTTTTCTTACTGTACAAATTTTTGATACTGCGTTGTATGCAGCCACATACCCGTATTGACCAACGCCTGTGCCTTGAACAATTAACAATCTCATTCCTAAAATTTCTGTATCAAATTGTGTTTCATCGTTAGTATTAAGTATTACCCTGTCTGTTGCAGGTATTGTAACCTGTGCTGAATTCTGTCTTATAAGATAATTTGATCCGCCTTCGCTTCCTGATCCTGTTGTATTAA